CTTGGAAGACCTAAAGGCTTGGAAATTCCTGAATGGTTTTGGAACAAGAAAACATCCACGTGGGTTTCCCCAATTTGTTAATAGAACTGCTTGTGTGTTTCCGTTTTACGGTTCACACGAGTGTACAAAAAATAAATAAAAGCAAATTACGTCATTCAACATGCTTCGATCACATTGGAGGTTTCAAGCCCCAAAACGTAGACGGGCTTGTGTAAACATCAGCCGGATATTCAGAATCTCTAAGTATTTGTTCTTGTGAACGAACAGGCGATTTAACATCATAAAACAACGCTGACGCACGTTTTCCAGGGTATGTCAAACTGCGAAAGGGAATACTGTCTCTAACTTGTATTCCAATTATCTTTCTTTCACCACTTTGAAGTATGTATTCGATGTACACCGTTGGCGGTACTATGACGGTTCCCAATCCCCCATAATACGAGTTTGGTGTCAAGATGGTAAATGAAAACTTATTAAATGCACCCAAATCAACCTTACCGATATTCGGCGTATTGTCAAGTCCAAAAGCTAATGACGGAAATGGTAGCGCACTTCCTGTAAAGCTAGCACGCAAGTCACATGGAGCTGCAGCACTATAGAATATTTGAGATTCTTTTAATTGACTTGTTATATAGCCTTCAATTTGAATTTTGTTATCGGGCATATAAATGATTTGTCCTTTACACTCTTGCTCACTAAATGGGACAATTTCAGAGACCATTTATTATATATGTTTATTTTTTACCAAGGCTTTCCGCCACTTGGAATAGAAGCCCTTTCTTCTGTTACACTTGTTAAAGGAAAGTATTTCAGATCATCATCATATCCGGTACAGCAATTATCTTGTTGGCCAAATGCTGTTTGGTTTAGTTGGGTCATTTTAGCAATAAATTGTTGATCATCCTGAATTCCATAATCACGACCTTGACCTAGGCCGTATGGATCATTAACATTTGTTTGACATGTTGACGTATTACACTTGACAAGCGATTCTTCAGGGAGCATTGTACCTTGGTTCCATGGCTTGACACATGGACCACAACGGTTTAGTTTTTCACTTGCTTCGCGGCTTTCAGTCATAATCTTTTCAGCATTGTTGATAAGATATTGGCGTAGTTCATAGCTATTCATTGACTGACTATTCAAAGATGCTTGCATCATACATCTTGTTCGATAGTCAGTGAAGGATCGGCCATCTGACATTTTAGGCGGGCATTGATGAAACTTGTTATCTGATTCACGCTCACACTCTGAGCAAGACATTTTATCTAGATATTATATTATTTCAAGAAATAAATTCAAGAATTATTTAGTCAACAGATAATACTTTTCCTGGGGTGTTTTTTAATGCAATTGCTGCATTTACCAAATCCTCTTTAGTACCTTTTGGATTTGAAACACCGTGAACTCGCAATAAGGATCTCAAATTATCATATGATATCTTTCTAATTTCATCTTCACTTAGTAAACATAGATCAACGTGTGGCGCATCACTTGTTTTTGCTTTAGCTCTCGGCTTTTTTGCTGCATTTGATTTTTCCTTTTCCTGTTCTTGCAAAGGAACCTGTGTTAAATCTACAAAGTCATCATCGGATATTTCTTCATTTACAACATCTTGAATATTAGTTAAAATATCTTTAATTTCATTGCTTGTTACACTTTCAGATTCATCACTTGTTACATCAATAGTTTTCTCAACTTGTTCTTCTACTTGATTTGCTGATACATCAGGCACGCCAACTTGAACGGTGGTTGCTGTTGCTGCAGCAGAAACACCAACTGGTTCAGACTCAACAACTTCTATACGTGATTGGTTTGGTAGTTGAGCCAATATGCTTTGTACTTTGATTCGCAAATCAGCAATATCCCTTTCAAAAACATGCAACTCTTTATAAAGTAGGTACATGTACAATCCTACACCCAACACTGTGGCTATCAATAAAAGGTGCATTTTACCAGCCGTTGACAACATTTACTTTTCTAATTGATTATTACAATCTGTTATTTCAGTTTCCAACGCACTCTTTTTTTCAGGCTTTTGAACAAGTCTGTTTTTTATTGTTAACGCTTCTTTTATTATACTATTATCAAACCCATTTTTCAGCAATAATTCCAAGGCAATAAACTGTCTAGAAACTCCTTTGGACAATTTATAAGGAAATATTATAGTGTTTTGATCATGTTTAACATTGATTTTGTAATTTACAAAAGTTCCTGACGATGATAACTTGGTCAAATACAAATAGTGTGTCGCTAATACAGAAGCTACATTTCCAAAGGATCCTATATTGTTCATAATTGCATATGCACCAGCGATACCTTCTACAGGATTTGTACTATTGAAAATTTCATCGAGAATAATCAACCCGGTATCATGTTTCTCTAGCTTTTGTATTTGATCAAGTGTATATTTTGACCTATACATTTCCGCTTCAAATAAGGATTCTTTGCCTTTGCAATCAGGTACATTAATATGACTATGTATCAACGTAAACGGGATCATAGCCATTTCAGATGTTGGTGCAATTGTAAGTGTTTGTGCCATGATAGTTGCAACAAGTAATGCTTTAATAAATGTGCTCTTTCCACCCGCGTTTGGCCCTGTAATGATGACATTAGGAGCATCATTATACATGCCGCCAAGAGTCATCGTGTTTGTAACCCTAACATCCTTCCCAAGACAAGGATGAAATATATTTTCAAACTTTACAAATGGTCGAATTGTACTGCCGAGTGGCGCATCAGCAACTGCGCATATGTACGCCGAAAAATTGTATTCACCCGTAGACTTTAATAATGCTATGCTTGTCAGGCAATCCACACAATACGCGAATTGGATTATTGGTATAAATTTTGATTTATTTAGGTATTTAAATAACGACAATTGATTGCCAAAATTACTTGTTAAAGAAAATTTATCTGTATTTGTATTTATTATTCTATCTATGATTCCTTTGTCAAAAGTTTGTAAATTCAAAAAGAATGGCTTTAATGTATTTAGCTCTACAATATTTGACAAGTCAGATACATTTTTAATAAATTCTATAAACCCATTCATCTTTGTTGTTATCATCTTTGTTAGTCTGTGACTTGCTTTTGCTATTTCGACAGTGTTAAACATTCCTTGAAAGTAAAAAATTATAGTGAACAAATATGATACATATCGAACACGGCTAAATGAAGAGGGTAAGAAAATACCACTCATATCATTAGTATTCATGAGAACATTGTACAGGAAACGTATGTAATCAAAAAACGAAATTTGTGTTGCCAACTTGAATCTCAAAACTAGATAAGGTATTATGATGTAAGCCGAAGGAGATAAAATACCAATCGCAGGACTAATTACCATTCTATAAAAATTATACAATGTCAATAAAGATGGATTCCGATTTAATGGTTTGGTTATTATGTTTGTAAAATAAACCATATTGTAGAGTTGCTGAAAATCATCTGTATTCGATGTAAATACCCACATTATATCGCTTTCTCTATGTTGCAATGTTTCTAAAATTCCTTTGATCTTATCGAGATTATTCAACACATATGTTAAAGACTCTTTGCGCTCTTTTAGTGTGTCAACATCGTATATGGGATTACTTAGAAGTTGACGCAAAATCATTTCACCGCCTTTGGTGAATGTTTTGTTGATTTCATCAAATATGGTTTTTTTATTTAAAATGGTGTATGATTCAAACAATTCAATATCATGGAAAACTCCTGGTCCAACGATACACTTTGCACCTTGAACACATATATTTTCTTGATTACATATTGTATCTCGTAGCAAACAAAAATCGGGTTCCGATTTTGCCTTGACATCTAAAAGTTGGAATTGATCATATACTGTTTTATCCAATAACAATTTCTTGTAATCTACACTCTTGATAAAATTCATTCCATTTGAACTTTACAATAAAAAATATGGACATATACAAGCGCGGTCAAATCAGATTGTATTTATACAAAGCGAACAAAGCGCTTAACAACGAGATGATAAAACATGACGCCAATTACAATAAACATTACAAGTAGAAGGAAATCTGTTGAAAACAATGGGAAAAGCTTTCCATCCATAGTATACAACATTAATTGAATGATAGATTGGATTGCAACAAATCGTACAATATCATCCATCATTGGTATGTATTCTTTACCCCATAAAGCTGAAATATCAACTTTATAAAGACTTTCTTGGTTGACAAAAAAATGATTTTGAGAACTCATATAATAAACACTTCTTATTATATCAAATAAAAAATATCACAATGATAAAAGCATTAGAGAATAACGGCAAGATTCTACTATATGTTAACGATGTGCCAATACACGAAGCTTGGATTGCTATGAAAACAAATAAACCTCACATTCGTGAACTCGCAGCTATTGTAACCACTAAAAAACTTTACAAATGTTCTTATGATACCGCAACTGAAAAGTTGTTGGAAGAAGTAGATGAAAAATTTGTCAAATCTTGTAAGATGCCATAACTTGGTTTAGGTTATTTGCCAACTTGGTAATTTCATCATTACCACCGATTGCTGGCCGCGCACTACATCCACAACCGCCTTTAGTTTTCTTGGTTTTTGGGGGGGACGCCCTGGGTTTATTTACTTTTTTACTTTTTTGCTTATTACTTTGAATATAATCCATACCATTCTTTGCTAACATTAACACAAAAGGAATTGCTAGATTTCTCAATTCATATATAACATCACCTCCGACTTGTTCCTTGTTCATTTTTATATAAATGCAATTTTTTATTCCTATTTAGAATCACTTTCATCCAAGAGTGAAATTGCACGTTCAGCAAATACCATATGGGCAGCAGCCCATTTTCGAAATCCTCTAGCAGAAGATTTGTCTAGAAAACCAAAAGCCTCCCAATACGTTTTCAAGTTGTTGTGAATCTCGTTCAGTTTATTATATGCTTCGTCACATATATTCTCTGCTATATCATCGCACACATTTTCTGATATACTTGATTTAGCGTTCAGTGATTCATAAAACTTTAGCGCATCGTCGAGACTTGTATAAGTATTATCGCTTGATACGTTTTTTACGGGTGCTGTGTTCAGCACACTCTTGTATGACGACATGATTTTATAGAATTCATCTAAATGTTATATTACTTTTTTGCCTAAACACAAATATAAGGGAAATACAAACATGTAAATCATGGCTCAATTGGTTTTATCAAGAATCAACAAGGTTTATCTTATTGTTCAAGAAAAAAACACAAATGAAATTGATTTACCAGTACCATGCCGTAATATAGAAGTGCGAAAACATCATTTTCATGATTGGGTCGACTTGTATGGAAAATATGTTGATCAAATGCTAGATTACATTCTTGATAATATCACCGCTAATGAAAATTTTATAGTTTCCACAGCTCATACAAGTATCCTACGCGATACACTTGCAAAGTTTGTATATCAAACATCATCAAACAAGAGTAAAGACTACAAGTTTCTTAAATAATACAAGATAAATGCTATAAAAGTCAATAACGATAAAACCAGAATAATAATTATTGTAACAATAAGTGCAATGATATAGGGATATAGTTCAGTATAAATCATATTTATTACTGGAACAATTATTTTTTGCTTGATAAGACTTTGCGTGTCTTGTTTATTAATCTCTTCAGATAACATTGCTAGCACCTTGGAAACGATCATTTTCACAATGTTACGCGACGGTTCTTGTTCTTCTTGTGTAGTCATATCTAAGGTAACATGCGTTTTTTTTAACAGTCAAATAATCACGGCAACATACAAATGTTACTGGAGAATATTATTCTAGAAAATATTACAGTTAAACCTCCAAAGCGTATCGACAGTTTTATGGCATCAAAATTACATTACAATGATGGCAAATTTACACTTACACTAAAATCATGCCGTATTGTATCTTGCAAAACACACAACGAGCGCATGTTTCTTAAATTGAAAATACCTAGTCACCAAGAGAAAGAGTTGTTGAAAATTGAAGAGTATATAGTTGATACTATAATGCAGAATGCAGATAATTGGTTTAAATCCAAGTTCAATTCAAAAACTATTGCCGAATACTTTATATCAAGTCTAACTCCTCAGCGTAATTTAAAATGTGTTCTAAAGCTAAACATCGAGTCACCAACTATTACCCCAGCAGATACGCTTGTTGGTCATGATGTAGACATCACACTGCAAATTAAAACTGTACGATTTCTAAAAACATCATTTTGGCTTTGTTATGATGTATTGGATTATAAGCAAAGTGAAAGTCAAGAAGTATTTAGAGATGATGATACTTCTTCATTATGTGATGAAGAAATTGGTCCAGATTTTGAAGAAAAAGAATCACTAATGAAACGTTATAGAAATCAACTTGAAATTGAAATCCGAAACTCCCAATCAAGATTAGAGTATTTACAATCTTTACTAGATGAATTAAACAATGATAACTATACGATAGCAACTTTGGATGCGGTTGAAAATGCTATTGCGTAAAATATTTTGTGCAATAAAAGTAAACCTAATAATGGCACATGCTAGTAATAATTCTTTTACTGTTCGTATGCTTCTTATCGTCTTAGCCGTTGTAGTACTTGTGATCCTTGTATCTCAATATCAACGCAAAAAAACCGTTGTAAGTGAAGAAACTCCAGTAAAACAACGTGTACGCTTTGAAGGATTTGAAGATGCTAAAGCAACTCCTGCGCAACCAAAAAGCGCTCCGGTGACCCAAGCAACTCAACAACAAGCTGTTTCAGATGTGCACCCATCTGAATGGGCAGACAATGAAGATTATAAAGCCGTTGATTTTAGCACTGAGCCAAAGGCAGCTTCTGATTGTTATCCAAAAGATAAGCTCACTGTAAGCGATCTTTTACCTAAAGACGCTGCAAATTCAGTTTGGAGCCAAACTATGCCGGTTGGCCAAGGTGATGTCGGTAATGTTAACTTTCTAAATGCTGGTTACAACATGGGAATAAATACTGTTTCTTCATCTAAACGTGTTGCCAACCATGACCTTAGAAGCATGCCACCAAATCCTAAATTCCAAAACATTTCTCCATGGATGAACTCAACTATTGAACCAGATACCAATCGTAAATATTTTGAAATCGGAGATTGCTAAATGGTTTACTTGCATATATGCTTGTAAGCATTTTCGATTCCTTGGAACACACTCTTTCGCAATGGATTACTATTATCGATTACAAGCAATACATCATTATCTCCAACAAATATTTCTACATCATTGTTGACTATTTTTTGAATATGTTCATCTAATGTAATTACTGAAACTACAGATGAATGTAACAACATTGCCATGTAAAATGCTTCATTTGAACTTAATACAACATCCATTCTTCTATTATTTTCATTGTGACTTTTATCCGTACAAGTTGCGCGCAAGTAATATAAGCAAAACGCATTTCAAACGAATTAATTGACTTTCCATGGAAAAAAATATTCAACATAACAAAGAGTTATTATTAGTGTCACTCACAAAGTATTACAAACAAAACCAACATCTTTATGATATTATTGCCCCAATTATTGAAGGTAGAGATATATCTCTACGCCTGATCGACTATTACATGACGACTTACTCGAAAAAACACAATTGTGTTATCAACAAACAAAACATTGGTTCTATAACGTATTATCCTGTTCATGCCAATTATCGGTTACAACTACGCAGCTATTCAAAAATTTTGTTTGACACATTCAGACGCAGAGAGCGAATTCTATTCTATTTCGATGATAAACCATTAGAAACGACTATAGGGCAATTAAATTTTATGAAAAATCTGTGTGAAAACAATATCATACAACATATTATCAATAACAAAGATGCAATTGAACGTGATATGGTACAAACACAAAAAGAAAACAACAAGAACAGCGAAAAAATAGTTTCATTGAAGAAAAACAAAGATGGTACATTGGTTGAATATGCAAGGAAAAAAAGAACACAACAAAAAAAGAATGTAACTCAATTGAGTAAATTTGAGGGTAAAACGACAATTTCTTTCGACTAAATAAAAATAACTTGATCATCTAAAGATGGAGATCGAGGCTTCAGTGCAAGAACTTGTAGAAGTTATTTTCTTGAAGAATAGAGATGACTCCAAAATTTATATGAACTTGCCATATGGAGAATCTGGTATTCGCAATACTCATGATTTGTTTATTTTTTTAATTGATTTGCTATCAAAGGGTTTGGTTTTATTGTATGGTGATGAAAACAAATCTGTCACTCTTGACTGTCTCAACTTTGAAAACTTGAATTACGTCAAAAGAAAACTACTCAATGCAGGAATACAACTTGATATTCAAACAAAAGAAGCTATCAACATGGGTGTTCCAGTTCGGCCTTGTATTATCAAAAGTGATGATAATGATGAACTGGAAAATTATTGCCTAAGACTTGTATCACAACACATGGAGTACAATGTATCTTTTAAACTTATCAGAATATAAGTATTTTATTCTTTTAAATTCAATAAATGGATACTACTGACATTACTAACATTGTTAATGAACAAGCCGTTGTAGTTTTCTCAAAAGAAAACTGTGTATATTGTGTCTTGCTTCAAAAAGATCTAGATTCTATGCAAATTCCATACAAAAAAGTGATGATTGATAACAATACTAATATAAAAGAACAACTCATTGAGTTTACAAAGTGTAAAACAGTCCCACAACTGTTTATTGGTGGAAAGTTTATTGGTGGCTATAACGACTTCACACGTCTTTGTGGAACTGGACGCCTTGAGCAACTACTAGCGCCCTTTAACATTCCTGTTAATATCGATTTCTAATATGCCGATTATAATCGCATTAGTTGGAAAGCGTCGTGTCGGAAAAGATGTTGTTGCAAAGTATCTTGAGACGTTACATGGCTTTATTCATGTCAAGGTTGCACAAAAACTAAAAGAAACCATCAAGGTTATGTTTGATTTACAAGATGAAAATGTAGAGGGTTCAATTAAAGATGATATTGACGATAGATATGGTGTAAGTCCGCGACAAATTATGCAATTTGTAGGAACCGAAATTGGACAATTTAAATTACAAGAACTTTTGCCAAATATTGGAAGAACGTTTTGGATCAAGTCTCTATGTAATCATATCAAAAATAATAAAAACAAGAATTTTGTTATTAGTGATGTTCGCTTTATACATGAAATAAACGAATTATGCAAAAACTTTTCAAATGTTTTAGTTTTAAAAATTGAGCGTGATACTGGTTTTACCAATATACACATTTCAGAACAAGAATGTGATAATATTACTGCACATCATGTTGTTACAAACAATTCGGACATTAATGCGTTATATGAACAAGTCGAAAATATCATCGCGCGCGCGTGAGTCAATTCTTTTTAGTTGCACGCTTCTTTGTAGGTAGGCTCTTTGGCATTTCAGGCGGATCAATTCCATCATCGTGATGCTCTGCTACTACTTCAACATGCTCTGGTTCCGCCTCATCATCTGATGTTTCAATTTCATTTTTCTTCTCGGATGCAACATCCATATGATGTTCGCATTCGTCATCATGCTCACAAACGGTATCATCGTCTTCTTGAAATGCATACTCATTAAGAGCATTTCTCTGTGACTCAACACGTAGTTGAGCAACACGAAATGTAAGACCAAAATTTCCACCGGCTAGCCAAACACCAGTACACTTTACAATTGCTGAAACAGTTGCACCCTTAAGAGCCATACCATCCGCTTCGGTAAGTTCAATCTTATTTCCCTTGCCATCATACACGTCGACCTGTACTTTACCATCTTGCATTGGAATATTCATCTTGAACGAAGGAGGATATTGATGTGAAATCTCACCTGTTGCCTTATCCTTTGGATATCGCACTGCATGTGTATATAGCGCTTCGACTACCTCTTCACTGGAATGACGCTTTTTAAACCATTCAACGCTATTTGCAACACCGCTCTTGACAAGATGTTCATCCAGTGACTTTAGAAAATTGAAAAAATTCTCCAGGCTTTTATTCATATCCTTGTCCTTGAAAGACCCATCCAGCGAATACTTGGCTGTTACACCTTCACCCCACTTTGAAAGCCCGTAATTACAACTCATCCTGGCGGTCTGAAAGATAAACGCCTTTCCATCATAGCCGATTGGAACGACACGGGCTCCGCCATTCAACTGCTTTGGCAAACCGAATGAAACCTTGTTAACATCGATATCACGGGGGAGAAGAATTGAGCTTGCCATTGTTAATTGATTGTATTCACTTTTCCTTATATAGTTTTTCTTATAAAATTATTCTCATCACTTTTTTATTAGTTCTAAATGACACATTCGCAAACTCCAAATATTTGACAAATTTGAAAACAGTTGTATATCATCATTTGCCTTTAGTGCATTTTTATATATTCTGCTATCAAGACATTCTTCCAAAAATGAAACATAATTAGTAATTTTATCATTGGTATCTAATCTTAAATTCTGCTTCAGGAAATCAAACCATCGTTTTTGATTTGATAGGAAAGCTGCTTTTCCATGATAATACGAAAATGCATGGGAATTTTCAACGGTATAGCCCTTGTAATAATACTGTGCATATAATAACAACATATATGATAATTTGCTTACGTAATTGATGACTGTTGCATATAAAAGACGATACTCTTTAATGAAAGAAGAAAATTGATTCATCGCACTACTTTTGTTTTTTTGAATATACACACCTATATAAATAGTAAGCGTCAATGCATCATTGAAACTTTCATTTAAAGCTAGACGACCTTCGTCTGTTTTGATTTTATACTTGGATGAAAATTTAGGAAAGCTTATACTCGAAAGCCCTGGTGTTTCATAATAGTCAAATTTGTAATAATGAAGTAGCTCGTGTAGAATTACCTTGAGTAGTTCTTCATGACGATAAATAAAGATAAACGGGAATAACCCTTTATAACACACACCTGTATTCACTTGCAACTTTCCAAGGACAAGCTTTTGTCTAACATCTAATATTTTCTTAAACTTTGTAGGAAGTAAAACAATTTCAATAGTTTTATGTCTAACTTGACTCAATTGCTCAAGCAAACGAACATATAATTCTATATAATACGCAATTTCATCTATGTCTTTTTTGTTCAATGCAATACAATGCTTTCCGCTTAAAAACATAACATCTATTCGTGTACCAGATTCTGGTATAACTCGTACAACGTGTTTATAAGTATTGAATATGTTGGGATATTGAATTACGCTTTGTGCTATGTATTTTGACTCGGCTTGTAGTTCTTGGAGTATATACTTGGGGAGACTTTGTGTATCTTTTGTTATATAAAAACGATGCTCTTGATTCACTGACAAATTTCTATGATATTCTTGTTTTTGGACTGCATCTATCAATGAACTATATAAAAGTTTACAAAAACTTTGCATGAGTGTTTCTATATTATTCCATTAAAGAATGTTTTCAAAAATTCTTTACATTCATCCGGTATACTTTCTGGAAGGACTATGTTGAAATATACATACACGACCCCTCTAACATTTTCTTCGAGCACCGAGTCATAATATGGTAACCCCTTGCCTTTAACACATGCACACTTTTGTCCCGGTTTTATTTCTTCAATCTCAAGCAATTCATTATTCAAGAAAGGCAAAGCCAAATAATGCCGATAATAATATTCAAATAATGGTATATTATAATCAATAAATAAATCATAAGGATTTACTTGGTCGATGCGCAAGTATTCGTGCGTTTTTATAATCAAATTGACGTATACATTACCACGTGTGTTTTCATCAATATAATCACCCTTTCCTTCAAAAGTATATCTTCGAGTATAGTTAAACAAAGAAATATACATGGTTTCGATTTGAATTTCCCCAGTTTCCCTCTTCACTTTTACTTGAAGTTTTTTAACTTTGCTAGAATATATTTCATCCAATGTGACTTCAATGTCTAATACTATATCATATCTTGATAGCCTGTTTGCTCTTTTCTTTTTCTTCTTTAGGCTTTTATCTAATGCCTTCTTTGCCAGTAATCTAACACTTTCAATCAATTCATTCAATAACTTGTCCATTAATTGAGAATCTTCAATGCTGTGAATTGGTTTATAAAAGGGGCCTTGCCATGCTAACAATACATTCTTTGCCTCGACTAGTTTATTAAATAATTCGTTGTTAGAACAACTAGATTTATCAGGATGATATTTAAGTGCAAGACGTTTGAAAGCCTTTCGAATATCTTCTTTTGATGCGTTCGCATCAATTTCAAGCAGATCCAAATATTCTTGAATTTTATCCAACATAAGAATCAATTGTAACTTTGTACTATTTATGGCTACTAATAATCAACTGTTAAATACCTTCCATGAACTCATATGGAATAATAAGAATCCTATATTCTATGATTCTAACTCACCTTTTTATAAACTGTTAACACTGCCTGATATTACAGAATGCATTACTTTATATGACCATTGTCCATTGATAGCCCATTCTGCTGCACTAAATCTTCTCAATCAAGGTATTGATATATCCACATTTAACAAATTTCAGTCAAATCAGTTCAATTTCAAGGACACATCAATAATATACAAAAGTAATAATTATATCAAATATATAGATTGTCAGCCATGGTCTATTGCTGAAAGGCGACTGATAACGGATTGCATTATATCAATCGTGTCTATTACTAATATATCTTTGAACAAGCATATATTTCTTGTTGAAAATATAGGTCATCTTGATGATTATAGTTTAAAGACTTTGAAAAATATACTTGAACATTACTCCAATTCGGCACAGTTTATCTTTACAACAACAAACAATATTCAAAAGTGCAGGACATTTCTTAGTTCAACAACTATGTTTATAAAATGCAAATACAATATTGCAAATATTGTTCAAGCAATCGCACCAACATATATACATAATAAAGATGACAACGATCTTGGCAAAATATTAGTGCAACTTAATCCCAACTCATTAAACATAGACAAAATTGATTATCTAAATACATACATTGTATCAAATCTTGACAAGATTCGAAAATGTCATAATAGTTTTCAAGTGTTTTCTCTCATAAGAGAAGTTGTTGCTGACCTCATGTCATGCTCAATATCTATCAAGCTAATATATCGTTATGTCATCGATCACATGTTAAAGGTGTCACCAACACAAATTTACGATGTTATCAGTTTGCTTGCAGAAACAGAACTGGCAATGGTTGAAAACAACAAAATAAATTTTGAATATGAACTGTTTTTTATACGCTTGTCACAACTAATGAGCAATACAATATAAGATTAAAGCAATACAATATAAGATTAAAGCAATACAATATAAGATTAAAGCAATACAATATAAGATTAAAGCAATACAATATAAGATTAAAGCAATACAATATAAGATTAAAGCATTACCATATCTATAGATGACACTATATGATGAATATATTGCGTACACGCAAGAATACAAGGATAAATATGGTGAACGCACTGTAGTATTGATAGAAGTTGGAAGTTTTTGGGAGTTGTATTGTTGTGATAAAGGCTTGGGTGCAAACATGCGAGAAATATGTAACTTGCTCAATATCACCATATCGAGAAAAAACAAAAATATTGTTGACATTAGTTCTACAAATCCACAAATGGCTGGATTCCCTAGCCATGCTTTGGGTAAGTTCTTGCCTTTATTGATCAATGATGATTGGACGGTTGTCTTGGTTGGACAAACAACTCCGCCCCCGAATCCAAAAAGGGATGTTGTCAATGTCATATCAAAAGGAACCTACATTTCTGATCAAGATGCTTTTCGTGATCACAACAATTATATCATGTGTCTAGTCGGCGATCAATGTTTGCATCCATTTTCAAAATCTGTTATTCATATGATTGGTATTGCATGTGTAGATATTACAACCGGCAAGGTAGAAATTAATGAACTTGCTGGGCATGATATTTCAGTTTTAGCCGATGAACTATATCAACTCTACTCCAATTTTAGGCCAAATGAGATTTTATTATATAAAGCGCATAATTCATTCGAATTTTCTCATTTTGACAAGTTGCTTGGAAAAGTCAACCAAAAAATAATAAAAGATTTTACCGTCCATGGGATTGATGATAACATTAGCAAAGTTGCATTTCAAGAATTCATCTTGAACAAAGCTTTTGGAAGTTCCAATAAATCAATGTTGACCATTCATGAATCATTAAATATTGAAAAATATTTGGCTGCTTCAGCGGCGTTGACGGCCCTTCTTAGATATATATTTGATCATGATACAACATTGCTACGCAACTTGTCATTGCCAGTACTGGCATGTGTTGATAATAATCTATATCTGGATCTTTATTATAATTGTGCAGAACAACTTGACTTGTATCCTCTTATCGAAAGGCTTAATAAATGTGTAACACCTATTGGAAAAAGATACTTTAGACAACGTTTGACAAGACCATATATTAACAAAGATTACATCCAAACAGCTTTGAACGACACAGAGTTATTCCTTGACAAATATGATACAGTCCGTACTTCATTGACAAATATTACCGATGTCGAGAGAATGTTTAGGAAAATTACTATTGGGAAATGTCACCCTCATGAACTTGGTTCACTAGTTATCTCGCTACTTAATGTTTGTCGCCTTACAAACATCATTCAAAATGAAAATGTTATGAAAGCTACTGGACTGATAATTGACTACATCGAAACAAATGTTGATATCGATCTATTCTCTCAATGTGGATTAGACGTAATTGACCCATTCATCTTCAAACAAGGAAAAGATGTTGACTTTGATTCACTTTTAATTCAAAGAAGTACTGCTATTGAAACATATGAAAAACTAGCAGTAACATATAGTTCTATTATTGAAGTTAACAATGCTTTCAAATTAGAAAGAAATGACCGGGACGGTATGTTTTTCCTGGTTACTCAAAAAAGATATGATTTGCTAAAATCCAAAAAAATAGATTGCCCTGTTTTCAACTCATTGCAAATTCAAGGAACAAATACAACACACATTAAACTTGCAAATCAAACCATGAAAAATATTGATAACGATATTTTCAATTATGATGAAAAGTTGCAATCATTGTGCAAATCAAAATGGTGCACTTTTCTTGATAATATCAACATGGCTTTTGCATCTCAGATATATTCTATTATAGATTATATCGCTTATTGTGATTTCTATTCATGTGCAGCATTGATTGCAAAAGAGAACAACTATTCAAAACCTTGTTTAAGTAAGCATGACAAAGCAGGACTCAAAGCACTAAAGATGAGGCATCCCTTGGTTGAATTAGTAAACAAAAAATATACATATGTCCCTAATGATATCGATCTCTTTTCTAAAAAGTCATGGCTATTATATGGTCTAAACGCGGCTGGTAAAAGCACTCTTATGAAAATGGTGGCACTTAATTGTATTATGGCACAAAGTGGATTGTTTGTTCCATGTGAATCAATGGAATTTGTTCCGTATAACGCAATTTACACACGGATTACTAAAGGTGATGATATTATGGACGGAAAATCAACATTTGTTGTTGAAATGAGTGAATTGCGCAATATTTTATTGAGAGCTAATACAACCAGCCTTGTTATAGGCGATGAAATTTGTTGCTCGAGTGAAGTATTATCAGCTATTTCAATTGTGCATACTGGAATTTCTGAATTGCTTGATAAAGATGTATCCTTTATCTTTGCTACTCATTTACATGATCTTGTGCCGCATTTTCTTAACGATTCAAGAGTACGCATATGTCATCTTCATGTTGAGTTTGACGGTAACGGCTTGAAATACAATCGTATACTACAAGATGGTGAAGGCCCAAAAACTTATGGAATTGAAGTTTGCAGATACCTTAATATGCCTGGTGACTTTGTTACAAAAGCCTTACAAATGCGTCAATATCTGCAAAATGGAAAACTTGATTCTACGCCGCTTACATCAAAGTACAACAAGGACATCATGTATGATCCAGTTTGTTCAATTTGCAATAAAGCATGTACTCGTGTAGAAGTCCATCATATCAAGCATCAAGTTACATTTGAAAAAGAAGAACGTTCTGCAATGAATGCTTTAAACAATCTAGTTATTCTATGTGATTTGTGCCATGAACAAGTACATAAAGGAACTTTTCATATACAAGGCAAAATTCTTACATCTGAAGGAATTCAACCTCAAACAGACAAAAAAGAAACAACCCTTGATCAATCAAGAGCAAATGAGAATGGTGCTGATACATTAGAAACATTCGTTATGCAATTACACAAACGTGAACATTTAAGTTATCCAAAAATGATTGATAAAATATACAAAGAAAAAGGTATAAGCATAAGTACATATCGATTAAGGAAAATACTTCAACAGAAAAATTGACAAGCTAGGTTTCACTATTAGAATGTAATATATCTCTTCAAAAAGTTTAGTTTCATAAAATAAATGAACTCTGCTTCAATTTCTTGCGAAAAATATATCAATGCTCTTCATGATTTAGAGGCAGGTTTATATCGTGAATCATGTATCCATTCACATGACATCAGAAGACTTGAAGATAAAACACTTCAGATAAGCCTTCGTCTCAATGATACATCAATTTCACCACATGTTGAATCATTAGTTGATAAAGCTAAACAGCTTGCTTGGTTGGCTGTGCATGTTAATCGGTTTTATAAATCCAGAGTCGAAGTAAAATCTATAAATGATACAACCTTGTTAATAGTAAAATGGAAACTCTTGATATGACAGGGATTTTTAAAATTCGCATCAAGACGCAAATAATATCGATAATAATATCAATGAATTCGTATAATTTCTTTGTTTTCAAAATACTCGAA